ATAGTTTTTTATTGTTTTTTGTTTTTTTGTTTTTCTGGTTATTCAGAAAGTTTTAAGGTGCTGGACTATATTCTCCTGCATCAATTTCAGCTACATTTGTAAGTTCTCCGCTTTGTATTTGAGCAACTTCGTTTCCATTAGGCAATGTACCATCAACGCTGATTGTGAGCGAGGCACTAGGACTAAAATCTAGCTTGCCGGTAAATGGGTTGAATCTAACTGCCATAAATTAAGGGTATGTTACAGTTATAGTCGTTAGATTTGCATCATTAGTTGTCGGAGGATTAACTGAGTAGAACAAGTTTAATGTAGCTACTGGAACTCCAGCATTGAGATATTGCACTGTTGCAATGTTATTTGTTGTTCCGTAATACGCAATATCAATCTGATCGTAAGCAGGAATATCAAATCCCGCGATCTGTTTTAGAGACTCGTAGATATTAAAGTTCTGCTGATCTGGAGCTAGATCAGTAAAGCAGGGTTGTGAGATTGCCATAAGATTAGATTGTTATCGTTAACGATAATTAGGTAACAATAAGCGCAGCAGCAACAGCTTCGTTAAGAACAAAGAGTTGTTGGTCTTCAGTTGTTTGTACAAAGCAGTTTTCAGTTACTGGGGTAAGTCCACCGATTGTAGCAAAGGCCAGATAAAATTGATAAAGCCTAGAGGCATCGCTGGCTGCATCAAAGCAACCGAAAGAAATTGGAGTAATGCCAGCCGCCGCCGAAACCGTAATCAGAAGTGGATAGAATTTATTGTGGTAAGGTAAAGATGTAAAGCAAGCCATAGTTTTAGAAAAGGTTATGGGCAGGGAGGGTTAAAGACCTCCCCACCCAATAATGGGGAATGAGTTAGTAGTAGATACCAACAACGTAGGCGTTCACATAAAGTGCGCCAACACGTCCAGCAGTATCAGCACCAGAAACAACATCAACACCAGCGTTTTCGTAGGTGAATGTAGTCGAATCAACAACGATGATTTCAGCTTGCACGTCATTGAACGTAGCATCGGTCATGCTGGCAATCGTGATTGTGTCGCCCGTGGAGAAACCATGAGCAGCACCAGTTACGATTGTAGCAACGCCCGAAGTACGGGAACGAGTTGCGGTAGCTTGACCAGCACCAACAGTGGATTTCAACAAACGGAGTTTGCTAGCACCAGTGATGATGTAAGGGTTAGCGGCAATCGTAAGGGGATTGTAGCGGCCTTGGTTATCAAGAGCGTCAGTGATGGTGAGTGAGGAGGTGATGTTTTCGCCAGTGGTTCCGTTGTCAACGATCACGATTGGATCGGTGGCAGTGGTTCCGCGAGCGTAGGCAGTCTCCAATACAATGCTAGTTGGAAAGAACTTAGTGTCTTCGTCGTTAAGAACGAGGAGGTCAGCGTCTCCAGCAGCGAGGAGGTTTACGGCAATCGGGCCAAACAAGTTGACACGATCATAAGCGAGTGGTCGAGAATTAGACATATTATATTTTATTTAAGGTTATGGGGAGAGGCTTTCGCCCCTCCCCTATTTAACTTAGGAAGGCACAACAATGTCACCTACACCAGCGCAGCTATAGCAATCCTGATTGTTCTCAGGAACGATATAGGTCTGCACTTCGCAGCAGGAACCGTAGAGGTTCTTGCTCTTGGGCATACGATGTAAGAAGCTATGCATGATGGTTGGGTCTTTAACCTGTGCGGCAAGACGGAACTGGGCTTGATAGAAGCCCGATTTACGCCAGCGGTTGCACTCCCAATCTGGGTTCTTCCAATCCCAATCGCCAGCGTAGTTCTGGGTCATTTGTTGGGCTTGGCCGTATCCAGTCGAGGAAGGCATCGTCCATTTGCACATGGCTTTGTTAACCATAGCTACAGAGATACCGAAGTCGGCATTGCGGTAGGCGCGGTTAGGAATGTAAGCGCAACCTTGCTCAAGAACAGTCTTGATGTAGCGAGGAACGCGAACGAGGCGAGGCCATGAGGCTGGGTTTCCTTCGCTGAACGCAGGGAGACTAGCATTGAATGCCGTGTCAGCGTTGAAGCGAGCGGAGTTGATGTCGTAACCGAAGGCGTAGTCGCCGATGATACGATTGATGCCGAGTTTCAGACGGGTAAGACGCTCGTCGAAATCAGTGTTTGCATCCCAGTAACCGTTGTTGCGTTTCGCTTGGAAGTAAAGCGCACGTCCAACTTGTGGGTCAGGGATGACGATGTCGAGCAAAGGTTGACCCGTTGCGTCTTGGAGATCAAGGCGGAAAGCGTCATCTTCGTCTTGGAGGTCAACGAGTGCATCGTCGAGCATATCAAGCGAGAGATAAGCAATCTTGCCAAGGTCAGCGGCGGCGATCTTAACGCGAAGAGCGCAGAGGTCGTAACCAGCTTCGTTGTTTAGAGTATGCTCTGGAACGAACCATGCGCCATCGTCAACGAGGCCGCAATAAGTTCCGTCATCAGTAGTGATACCCATCCATTTGTGTCCAGAACCACCGATGTAGTTGGAACGAAGGAACTCTTCGTGAACATTCTTGGTGATACGAGCATTCGACTCTTCAAACTGAAGAATCTCTTCAGCAGGGAACAAGCGGTAGAGCAAGCTCTCAACGCAAATCCAGTCAGTAGTCATTTCCTTACGGAGCAACTCGAAAGTATAGGACTCAGTGCCGGGGCGTTGAATCACTTCGGGTTTGCTGTCGCAAGAATCAGTCTCGCAGTAGGTGTCGGTGATCTGACGGAAAGGCGTACAAGGATCGTGGAACCCACGTCCGAAGCGGAATGCTTTCTGTTCAGTGGTGTGGTTAAGAGGCCATGCTTGCTCCTCGAAACGTGTGAAGTATGCACTGTTAGTGACAAGTTTCTTCACATAAAGGTCGTTGAAATATTCGCGGCCTTCACGAAAGAAACTGTCAATCTCTGCACAACTGTTGAAATATAGCTGATCTGATGCCATAATAATTAGTTTGTTTGATTTTGATTTTTGGTTTTTGGTTTAGTTAACAAACGCAAAAGGCTTGAAAGCCCCAAGCGAATGCTTGTTGGTTTCGAGCCGGAATTCAACCCTCGTTGTCTTTTTCAAGACCAGTCCGGAAACATCTTTTCATGCGAGTGATGCTACTCGCCAGTCCGGGTGAGACTGAATCCCTAATGTTATCGTAAACGATAATGTCGGATATCCCGTTTGATTGAAAGATAGAAACATTATATTTGTTGTCAAGCGAAAAAAATAAAAAGGTGGAAGATTTTTTAAGTCTTCCACCTTTCCACTATTACGGATTATTGGGCTATGCAGTGCGCGGCCCGAATCGTGCTAACTTTGCCGCCAGTCCCTCCGACATACTCATCCGTTGTGATGGAGAATCAGAAGTCTTTGGCGAAGCAGAAATGCGAGATGATCCCTTGAGTTGTTCAATATACTCGTTCTTCTCTTTTACCATTTCTTTGTATGCTTTGATTTGGGCTTGTAGCTTTTGATAGTTGCGCCCTTGGTGAATGAGTCGGTTCATATCCTCTACGGATGCTTCCTCATTCGATTGTTGGGTTGCCGAAAGCGCGATTGCTTCATCCCGGCTCAAGTCATACTTGATTCCCTTTTCCTTCATGTACTCAGAAACTTCTTCTGATTCTGAAGTTGCGCCGTCTATCTCTTGCTGGGTGGTCTTATAACTATCGCGCCATGTATTAAGGAACTTATTACGCCCCTCTTGCTCACGTTGCTTAGACGTTTCGATTATGGTCTTTTTAGTCTCTTCAAAGTTGGCAAGGGCGGCATTGTGGCTTTTTGCGGCTTTGATGAAGTTGTTGACTTGCTCTGCGAATTGGTACTGTTTGAATTGCGAGAGTGAGTTTGTGATTTCGTCGAACGCTTGATCCCTGTCCGCTTCCGCAGCTTGCCTGTCCGCTTCTGTTTGGGAATTGTAAATAGCGGCGTTTGCGTTGACAGCACGGGAGAAGGTTGAAACAAGCGTTGGATCATTGCCCAGCAATTGTCTCGCAGATTCGTAAGTGCTTTTAAGAGGTTCAATGTAGTTCTTTTGGAAGTCGGGGTTGCTGGCGATGTCGTGAAAGTCCAGTTTACCTCTGAGTTCTTGGATTTGCTTTGACAAGGCGTGTTCAACGTCGAGCTTTTCTTCGTTTGCTTTGTTGAGTTGCTGTTGGTAGTGGTTTGTTTCCTTTGTGGATTTTGCTTCGGAGATAAGTTGCTCAAGCTCTTGGATTTTGGTTTCAAACTTTGGAACTTCGTCACGCTTGTACTTTTCGAGTTCTTCTTTGAGCTTTCGGTTCTCTTCGATTTGTCGTTCAACGAATCCTTTTTTCTTGCCTGATCTGTCAGACGTAATTTCGGATTCAGTAATTCCTGTGTGTTCTGGTTCTTCTTCATTGTTCTTTCTAAGACCTAGCATTGGGTCGCCCATGTTGGTTGCGCTAGGTTTACCCTCGTCGCTTTGTTGTTGACTGAACTTCTTTAGGAAGTCAGATGTGTTGCCCTTAATAGGAACTTGGGGTTTCCCCTGTAGCTCCTTGATTACTTCTGCTGTGTCGGTTGTGTCTGCCATAAATTAGTTTTCGTCGAGGTCTGGGTCAACTGAGCTATCTTTTGTCTCTTTATTTCTTGGAGAAGACTTTGCTTTTTTGAATGCTCCTTGTTCCTCTGTTCCAATAGCATCAATAGTTTTGATTGCATGAATCAGCGTGGTTACTCCTTCTGGTGGGGTTACGTTTAGCAGTAGGTATGCTTGTAGTTTGTTCCAATCTTCGTGTGCTGTAATCGCAGCGCATAGTAGTTTTACTTTTTCTGTGGTCATTGTTGCATTGGTGTTATGTTAGTTTCCATCTCAACCTCTTCGGTTACTTCTGGAGTCTCAACCTCTTCGGTTTCCTCGCCTTGCATAGTTGCCATCTTTGCCTTTTCCTTTTGTATTTCTTGACGGGCCTTGGCTTTCTGTAGGGCGAGTTGTGTAATACCTTGCTCCTTGCGTTGCTCTGTGCGTTGAGCGTGACTGATAGCAGCCTTGCCAACGGAGATGTCTGCAAGTTTCTTCTTGGTGTCGATCTCGATGCCAGATTTGGCGGCGAGGTACTGGAGCTTGAGTTCTTCTTCCGAAGATTGTTTGCCTTGTTGGGCTTGTGCCATCTCTTGGTATACGCCAGCGATTTCGTCTGCTGCACCTTGAGCCTGTTGCATTCCTTGCATGAATTGCTTGAGGAAATCTTGTTTGGATGGGTCTTTCTGAATGAATCCAACGTGCGCCATGATGTGACCGCCTTTGAATTGGATAGAACGTACGGTTTTAGCCAGTTCGTTAACATCTGGTTGACCGCCTTGGATCATCTGCATACTCGTTTGAATCTGCATCATCATATCCTGCAAGTGACCAGAGACGTGTTCGATATGTGGATCAGTTGGTAGTACTGGGAAGTTAGCTGGGTTAACGAATACATCCGTCATGCCAGCGTTCTCAAATCCAATGATTCGCATCGTATCGTCAATCTTACTTGGCTTAGTATTACGATACCTAGCTACGTTGTCGCGCCCAGAGAGTGCGGCAATAGCGTCCTTAACAGCGTTCTCTTGACCTTCGTTTGCTGGGGTAATAGCTGTGATCTGCAATAGCTTCTCAGCGGTAATGAGCTTGAAGCTAGGGCTACCAGCACCATTGATAAGGTTAGAACGGATGCTAGTAATGTTCTTGAATTGCGCGGCCTCTTTGGGGGTTCCCATTTCCTCTAGGATTTCATAGAACTTCTTAACGTATTCATACCCATCGTCACTGGACTTAGAGTTTAAAAACCGCTTGTAGAGTTGTTTGAAGAATAATGTCTGGCACTCATTGAATCGACGAATCTGTGTTCCAGATAGTTTGGCGGACTCAGCGGCATCTAGTTCTGCTTCGCCTTTGGTTCGTTGTTTTCCCCCGCCCGTAGGAGCGTTAATGCGGTACTGCCCCATTCCGCGATAGAGATCACCCATGAAGAACTGCATGAATCCCATGCTCTCTGCTACTGGGAGTTGGAAGCGGTTCTGGATGAACTTTGCTCCATCTGGCATTACCGAGATTGGTAGCCACTCCATCTGCTTTAACATCTTGGTAGAGTCTGGCCCTTGACCTTCAATCATCAGCATCGAGTTAAGTCGAACTGCATCAACCAATCCGTTCATTGTGAAGTCATACTGACGGCAAGCAACGAATGCCGATTCCGCTTGGCTCTTGATGTCTTGGAAAAGACCAGAACCAACCGAATCAGTAAGCATATAAAGAATCTCATCCCATGAGTTATATGCACCGATCTTCAACATCATAAATCCATGCTCACTACGAACATCCTCTTCACTCAGTTTACCAGAACCCTTAAAGTTGGAGTTGATGTACTGAGCGATAGGTTGGTAGTCCTGTAGGATGATTGCTTTCGAGATCGTACCATCGAACTCTCTCCAGTATACCTCATAGAGATCAATCTTCTGGTTGACCGAAAGGCTCCAGTTGAATCCCGCTTCGCTGATTGTGCGGAAGAAGTCTTCGCGGGTCTTCCTGTGGTTACTGAATGATCGGTGGAAGCGGATAGCGTCGATAGCGGCATCTACGTTCCAGCCCATTGCTTCAGCAGCTTTGCGGTTCTCAATCTTTTTGTACAACTCGTAAGGAGTAAGGCGGACACGGCGCACAAATTCCTCAAGGTTACAAAAGTCGATACGAATATCATCTGGGAAGAGAAGGTCAGAAAGGAAAACGTGTTCTGGCATCCATCCCATAGGACTATCCCACATCCCTATACCTTTTCCGTACAGAAGCATTTCCTCTAGGTCTTGTTCTGTATTATAGAGGTAGCCGGGCCATTCGCGGATTGCTTGGTCAAATGCCGTTGAGATGTTCTCAGAGTTTACAAGGCGTTCTTTTTCATTGCCGAACTTAGTCTTGATCGTGCAACAAGCCTGACGCTCCGTAATGACATCGTAGTAACTAGCCTTCTGGTTATCTACGATAAATCCTAGTTGTCCGTAGTTAACGTCCGATTGCCAAGGTAGTTTCTTTTCAGCAATCTTGCTGTACCCCGTAGGTGGGAACATCTTATATGCTTTGTAGATTCGTAAGCGTTTGTTTTCCCTGCCTACATTGGCTTGCCTTAAATTATTTGCAATATTCCAAGCGTGATCGGCATTGGAGATGCGGGTTGCTGGCGGCTTGCCATTTTCGTCTAGGGTTGCTAAAGAGAAGTTGTCGTTTCCTATTGAGAGCATAATATTAGAATTTTACTTTATCGTTTACGATAATGAATTCAAGGAGTTTCTTCTTCTATTGCATGAACTGCATCCCCTTGCTTTGTGTTCTAGTTTAGTGCCAAGCACCCTGTCTGTAACCGCTGCTACAGTATGGATTGCTTGCGCGATTCTGTCTCCAATCCCATCAGCATACCAGCAACGATCACTTGGCTGGCGTTGGCAGATTTGATCTTCGACAAGTTGCTCAATGTTACTGGGAATTTCTACTCCATTTGATCGGCAATCTTTTTGGATGTTTGAAATCAAGTTGCTCCATGTGCTTCCGTAGACTACGGCTGGGAAGGTGAGTTTATCACGCTTGATCTCGTACTTGTAGTAGAATCCACCGACTGGAGCTAGGTTTCTATTTTTGAGTTTCATCTTGCCTTTAGTTGGAAAATATATTTTATTATTGATATGTCAAGAATTTTTTCTGGAAACACAGGCATCCAAAAGTACGGTATCAAATTCCCTGAGAACATGGACGAGCTAGGTGTAGAGCTATACTGCTACGCTATTAGCAAGGGAGAATACGGAAAAGATTACTGCAATAAGCACAATATAAATCTTTCAGATTTTAAATTGCTTACTCCATACGAACATTTCTTGAAGGCAGTAAAACTCCAATGGCCTACTGAAGTTTCTATTGTCAATCGCGGTTATACGAATACTCAGCTTCTTAGAACTCTTGAGGAACTCTGTAATAATGATGACATCTGTTTGGCTGGCGCGGCCTCGATGGGAAAGTCGTTTCCAGTTGGTCTTTGGGTCTACCTTGACTGGTGTTCTGCTCCACATTGTACTTCGTCTTGGGTTGCTACTACTACTCTTGGTGCGTCCGAAGATCGTATCTGGGGTATCATTTCTAAGTTGTGGAAGTCCGCCGCTGTTCAGTTTGGTAAGCTCATTGACTATCGCCACATGATCGTTTGGGGTGGCGGGTCGAATGATGAGGATAAGGACTATCGCAATGCCATCAAAGCTCTGGCATTTCAATCAGGTAATGAGGCTT